GGTGATGATCCTGGTTAAGCCTGTGCAATGGCTGACCAGCGTTTCTTCAATGCTTTCCTAACCCCGGCCAGCACCACTGTCTGTGGCCGGAAGCTCAAGCCCTTCTGCCTGAAGCACAGGCTTTTCATGGAAGGGATTGAAAGCCCATTCCTGAAGGAAGATGTGGAGATCACAGTGCAGGACATCATCATTGCCCTGAAGATTTGTGGTGAAGAGTCCATTGGCAATCCCACCCTGGCTGACATCTGGCTGGGTGTCAGGCTGAGTCTGTCCAAGGATTACAAGCGCAGGGCTGCGCTGGCCATTGTCCGGCACTTGAGCACCCAGGCAAACTTCCCACAATTCTGGGAGCGCACTGACCGGAAGACCTATGGATCAAGCTCAGTCCCCTGGCAGCTGACCATTGTGGCAAACCTGGTGAGGAATGGGGTGGGGTATGCTGAAGCCCTTACCATGCCAGAGGCCAAGGCTGTCTGGCTGTCCGCAGTCTTCAGCATCCAGGCTGGTGCTAAGCTGGAGTTTCTGACCACTGATGATGAAGCCCTGATTGACGAAATGGCAAAATTAGGAGCACAGCAAAACAATGGCCAATGACATGGAATTCACAATCTCAGCCAAGGATCAGGCATCCAAGGCTGTGGAGACTGTGCAGAAGAAGCTTCAGAATTTCGGAAGTGACCTGGCCAAGATGGCCTTGGGCTTTGCTGCCCCACTTGCCTTGGCGCAAGCTGCCTTCAGTGCCATTGGTGATGCCATTGAAGAGCACAAGAAGAAGGTGCAAGAGGCTATTGATAACACAGCAGAGCTGAGTAATAAGGCTTCTGATCTAGGTGTGTCTGTGGAGGAATACCAGAAACTCAGCAATGCAGCTGACAGAGCTGGGATGTCCATTGATAAGGTGGCCAAAGCTTACACCGAAGTGCAGAAGCTCCTGGCCGGGGCTGTGGGTGGTGGCAATGACACAGCCAAGATGCTGGAAGTCCTGGGCTTTGCAGCTGATGACATTGCCAAGGGGCTGGTGAAGCCAATGGATGTCATTGAGAAGCTTGGCGCAGCTATGCTTGGGGCTAAGGATGACACCACTGCAATGAAGATTGCCACTGCTGTCCTGGGTGACACCTTGGCCAAAGACTTGCTTCCGCAGCTCAAGGCTGCAATGGACTTGGCAGCTGGCTTCAGTGAAGACTCAGGACTGACTGCTGAAGAAGCAGACATCATCAAGCAGAAGAAAACCAGGGACAAGCAGAAGGCCAACAGGGAAGAGCTGGCAATTGCCAAGGAAGAGGCCACCAGGGAATTCTTCCGCAGTGACAAGGATGCTGGCAAGGTGGCCTTGCAGCTTGGATGGGTGAGAGAAGGCACTTCTGAAAGTGAAGCCACAGCCAATGCTAAAAACAGAGCAGACTCTGCCATTGCTGGATCAGAGGAAGCCCAGGCTGCTGTGCTTGCCTTCATCAAGGCCAGGGCAGCTGCTGAAAAGGAAAGACTCCGGGTGGCCAATGAGGCCAAGGCCAATGAGATCATTGCAGCTGCTGAAGCTCTGGCTGCTGAGAAGGAAGCCCAGGAGGCAGCAGACAAGGCCATTGAAGAGTCCATGACCCAGGCTGAGAAGGATGAGAAGAAGGCCAGGGAAGACGCAGACAAGGCCAAGGAGAAGGGCAAGACTGATGCTGAGAAGGCTGCGCAGAAGGCTTCTGATGATGCCAAGAAAGCTGCTGAAGATAAGGCCAAGAAGGACAAAGAAGAGCTAGGCAAAGCCCTAGACGCAGAAGAAAAGGCCAAGGCCACTGAAGGCACTAAGATGACCCTGAGCAGCTTGCGGGAAATTGGTGGTGGCCTGGCCGGGGAAGCCATTGTCAATTCTGCTGACATGGATCGTCAGCTGCTGGACATCAATCAGAAGATGCTGATTGAGCTGGAGAAGCTGAATGTGAAGACCCTGCCAGAAGTGCCCCCTTCCACTGACTTCACCAAGCTCCAGACAACTGCTTAAATTTTATGGCTAAACTTATTAAGAAAGGAAGTGTTTCGGGACTAGAGCTTCAGCCGGATTACACCATTGAGCAGGATGGCTTTGGACTGCTGACATCTAGGCTGACCTTCCGGTGTGATGCAGACTCAGCTGCCAGCCTTGCGCCAAAGTCCGGAGACGCACACAAGACAGATGGCAGACTGAAGTGCCACAAGTCCACCTATACAATCAACAGGTCTGGCCTGGCCACAATAGTTTCTGACTATGTGGGCATTGAGACAGGTGACCGGACACGCATCCAGATCAAGGGTGACATCGTGACGAGCACCCAGCCCATCCAGGTGCACAAGGACTTCATCAAAGTGCTGAAAGCCTTGGGCTGGAATTCCCAGGCACAAACCTACCCTGACACAAGTCCGGTTGCAGTCACCAATGCAATGGTGGGCATCAGGTCTTTCCTGTCTGCGGACAGCCAGGTGAGCGCAAACTATTACACCAGCTTGAAGTCAGAAGTGAATGATGGGGTGAACATGGTGGGCAAGACCTTCCTGAAGATGGCCGGGATGGAAGATGTGGTGCTGCCAAGTGGCAATCAATCCATGTCAGCCTTCCATGATCGCTTTGCCATGCTGACCGGACTGAGCTATGAGAAGTTTGCGCACCTTTACAAAGTGAGCTTCTCCATCCGCATCAGCCCTGGTGGTTATCACAATAAGGTCTATCAGAAACAGAATTGACCATGATCACCCCTGGCATTGGTTACACTTACACAAATTCACCGGATGGCTTTGCCCTAGTCATTGACCAGGCAATCCCTGCACCACTTCCACCCCTGACAGTTTATGAGGATGTGAACCAATCAGGGCAGGGTGTCCTGAAGGTGACACCTGGGACAGTAAACAATGTAGTGCCAAGCCCCCTAGAAGTTAATTTTCCTTCAGGGTCAGGCAATGAACACATGGTGGTGATCAAATGCACCGGACAGAAAAACCAGAGATTTCCTATTCAGGCCACTGTTCAAGTAGTGACTGCAACTGAGGCCACACAAGACACTGATGGTTATGGTTATCTTGCCATAGCTTTACTGACTAAGACCACCACCCCTTCAACAGTTGAAGGTGCTCCACCTGTAATTGGATGGACTGTCACCCCACTTGTGTCTGGATCAGTCTGGGCTGAGCGCAGGAAGCTGACTGAACCTAACACAGCCTTTTATTATTTTTCAAGGGTATGATGGCAGAAAGCACAAATCCCTTTGCTGTCAGGGCTTTCTATCTGACTTCTCACAAAAGAGTCTATACAGAATACGACACCAATGGTGTGGCCAAGCAGCCATTGGGATATGTCACAAGGGCTGAATTTAATTTTGACCAAGAGCAAGGTGGTGGAAATTGGTATTATAACACAATCGGCCAGGGTGTTTTTGAAGGCAATGGCCGGGTGATTTGTGGCAGTGCTAGTGCTTACCATGCCCCTGAATTTTGGCGGGATGATATTGGTGAGAATAATGCTAAGCTGACTTATGTTGAATATGGCATGGTGTTAATTAATCTTTATCTGGGTGACAGGTTTGAGGATCATAACATTTTTAAGGCTGTCAGTTTTACTTGGAAATTTAAGAAAGAAACTGTGGTGACTGAACAAGAATTTGACCTTGTGCCACCTTCTAATTCTTACCCATTTTGGAGCAGCACACCCGGCCAGATTGTGGAGACAGAAAGGAGTGAAGAAACAGTCACCATGACATTCCAGCTCCCTGAAGACTTTGAGCAAGGAAGGCATGACTTCTACACCTTCAGAGATTTAACTGATCAGCAAAGGATTGATCGGGGTTTCGTATTCCCCAAAGGTGGCACTTTCCATGATGGCAGTCCCAAGCATGGCTTTGACTCATTCAAGGAAGTCACTGAGCTGAATGTATATAAATACCCACCACCTGATGAAGACCTGACATATGATGTGGTGACCAAGAAAACTGTGACCAGGGTAAACTATAAGACACCCGGCTTTTATGGGGATGACGCAGCTGAGGAAACTTGCAGCCCTGCTGAATTCTTCACAGTTTAAGTCTGTGCTTCCCTGGCCATTTGACCTTCCTGCAATTTTGAAACCACCTTCCCATGGCTCTGCCTTCTGCTTTAAAACTGTTTATTGACCCCAAGCTGGGGCTGGCCTTTGGCAACTTTGCTGGCAGCTCACAGATCACCAAGCCCAGCTTCACCCTGGGTGACACAGCTGGCATTGAAATCTACTTGGTGGAGTCCACACAGGTTTCTAGCTACCCCAGGCAAGAGCTGCCCTTCCCGGTCAGCCCTGGCATCAAGGTGGCAGTGGGCGCAATTGATGAGTCCCCGGCAGCTGGCACTTGGCTGATGTCCTATGGTGGCAACACCACATCTGCCCTGCCTTACAATGCCACAGCTGCCCAGCTCCAGGCAGCTCTCAATGCCCTGGCCAGCATCACTGCTGCCGGGGGTGTGACTGTCTCCAAGATTGGGGACAATTACAATATTGCCTTCAACACTGCCGGAGTCCGCACAGAGCTGACCACTGATGGGGCTTCCCTCATTCCCCTGTCCACAGCTGTGGTGGCCACCCTCCAGGCTGGAACAGTCAGCAAGCCCCAGATCAGCTTGGTGCATCTGCAACGCACTGTGGCCGGACTTGCCACCACTTTCACCCAGACATCAGCCAGCCAGATCACCATTGAAAGCCTGGGTGCTTGGGATGGAAGCAAGGCCACATTCCGTCTTAGCATCAGCCCTGACCCCAAGGGTGGCAGCTTCACCATTGGCTTTGACGCACTGACCGGGGATGATGTCAGCACATCTGCCATCCAGGTGGGCGCATCTGCCCAGGATGTCCAAAACGCACTGAACATCAAAGCCCTGGTGGATAAGGTGACAGTGACCCAGGTGGGTGCTTATGCCTATGACATCACAGTGGCCACCCAGCCTGGCACAGCCGGACTGACTGCCAATGATGCTGGTCTGCTTTCCTTCAATGGGTATGTGGGTGACCTGTCCCTGAACACAGCTGAGGCCATCAGCCTTTTGGATGGTGCTGAGTCTGTGGAAACCACCCTGGAAGTGGAGATCACATCTGACACCAAGACACTCACATTGCTGCAAATCCCCTGCACCCTTAAAAATGCAGTGATTGATGTTGGCTCTGTGCAGCCCCTGGTGCTGGACACTTATCTTTCCCAGACCACTGCTGATGGCCGTTATCTCCGGCAGTCCAATAATCTTTCTGATCTGGGCAGCACCAGCACAGCCAGGACAAATCTGGGTGTGTATTCCACCAGCCAGGTGGACACAGCCCTTGCGCTCAAAGCCAATCTTGCTGACCCAATTTTCAGTGGGAAAATTCAGACACCCACAATTAAGAACATTCTTAATTCTGATCTAGTCATTGACTCATATAATGACACCGGAGCTGGCACACATTATCTGCACAAGTTTACCCCCTTTGATGGCAAGTTTGTCCTGGCCACCAATGGTGGTGGTCTGACTTTCCCTGATGGCACTACGCAGACCACAGCTGCCACCAGCCCTGACCTTTCCGGGTATGCACCCTTGGCCAGCCCCACCTTTTCAGGTGTGGTGGGTGTGGGGTCTTCTGCAATCACAGGACGCATCAGGGCTGAGTCTTATTCTCTTGGCTCTTATCTGGCACTTGAGGCTGGCAACGGAGCAAGGCAGGCAGTCATTTCCAATGGTGGTGAGTTTGGCAATGTGCCCTTCATCACATTGATTGGATCAACAGGCACAGCATCAATCCATGGTGGCAGATTTTACTCTGGCAGCCTTAGCTCAGGGGTTGAACCTTATGCCAGGACTGATGGTGCAACATTTACCGGGAAGGTAAGTCTGACAGACCTAGGCACTAACAATCCTTCATTCAACATTGGTGGCACAGCACTTAACACCACTGCCACAAATGCTGTTTCAGGTGATGTGTGGATTTCCGGCACTTCCCCTAAGGTGAGCTATAAGGTTGGCACTTCTAATTTTTACTGCGCTACATCAAACCTGACCAACACCTTTAGTGCAGCGCAGATTATTGACACCACAGGCGCAGCCCCTGCGCTGCGCGTCACACAGAAGGGAACAGGTGAAGCTATCCGGGTTGAAGACAGCACCAGCCCTGACAGCACTTCATTTATTGTGGGTGCTGACGGCAGGGTTGCAATTGGCGCAAACACAGCAGCAGCTTCAATCTATACATTTTATGTCAATGGTGTGTCTGAGCTGAATGGGCAGCTGCTTATCAAGGAAGGCTTCACAATGTCCTTTGGTAGCAGAAGCTTCACCATTGAAAGTGACCCCACCACTTCTGGCATTAGCGGCAATCTTAATTCTACAGATTATCCTACTGAAATTTTCCTCAAGATTGGTGGCAATAACTATGCCATTCCTGCCCGGATGGTCTGAACTTTAATCCTATGTCCTACATCCTCACCCTCACTGCTGGTCTTCTGATTGGCTGCGTCTCTGGTCTTCTGATTTCCCGGAAGCATTATGCAAAGCTTCAGGGCTTTGAAGCCAAGGCCAAGCAGACCCTGGACAGCCTGAAGAAGTAAGGCCATGCGCCTGGCCTTGCTTGCAGTCTTGCTGGCCGGATGCACACCCAAGGCTGTCACCCCTGCTGCTGATCCCAAGCCTGTGCCTGGGGAACAGTCTGCCCAAAGCTTTGGCCAGAAGCAGGACAAGGCTGATCAGAAGGTGAGTGCCAGCATCACAGCTGCCAGGGAAGCCATCCCCACAAACCCTGCCGGAGCTGACAAGGAGCTACAGGTGGCGCAGTCCTATCTGCCCAAGGCCACCCCTGAAGATGTGGCTCTGTCTAGGGAGCGCATCAGCAAGAATGACAGCAAGGAATTCACAGCAGCCCAGGAGAAGGGCAAGAAGCTGGCAGCTGAGCTGGAAGACCTATGGGACAAGATGGAAGCCCAGCAAGCCAAGGCCACCAAGGACATTGCTGATCTGAAGAAGCAGCTGGATGACAGGCAGTTGGCTTTGGAACAGGCCAGGAAGGACAAGGCCAGCACCATGCTGAGTCTGGTGGGTGCTGGTATCCTGGCAGTGGGCACTCTGCTGGTGGCTTTCGGCCACTTCCTTGGCATCAGCAAATTCAATGCAGCCTTGGTCATCCTTTGCGGGATTGCCACAGTCAGTCTGCCCTGGGTATTTGATAGCTCTTATTTCCCTTGGGTGGTGGGTGTCACCCTGGCCATCATTGGCATTGAAGTCTCTGTGATGCTGTGGCGCAAGATGACCACCAAGCCTGTGGAGTGTCCGGCCATACAGGATCAGCCCCAGCCCCAGCCGGAGGAACAGCCAAAGGAATGAGCGCAGCCCCAGCATCTGGCCTGGAGTCTGTCACATCTGATGAGGCCATCAGACAAGGGGTCATTGCCAGCATCCTGGGGATGGCTGCTATGATCGCCCGCCTGTTGATGAGCACAGACAAGGCCAGCCTGGGCTACATTGCCAGGAGCTCAGTGGCTGCCGGACTCACTGCCTACTTTGTGAACCAAGCCAGCAAGTCCTATGTGGAGCAGGAGAATATGAGAGTGGCCATCTGTGGGGTGGCTGGCTTTGCCTCACCGGAAATCCTGTCTTATGGTCTGGCCTGGCTGAAGGCCAAGATGCAGGGCAAGGTGGCTGAAGCCCAGGCTGAGATCAAGGGTGGTGGCAAGCGCAAGAAGACCGGAAAGGGGAAGAAGAGTGGCAAGTGACAAGCACCAGGCTGACAGCTTCAATCCCCACAATCTGCTGGTGGCTGTGGTGGGGTGCATCCTGATCAGCAGTTTGGCATCCCTGACTGTCTATCTCACTGCGGACTTCATCCTGCAAAGTTTCCGGAGCACTGATGCCATGGTGCTTCTGATTACCCAAGAGCCAGGCAGGGGCATTGCCTCTGATGATGCCACCCTGGAGAGAAATCTGAACAGTGCCACAGCTGCATTGGTGGCTTGCAGGGACATTGCC